CGAGTTGACCGAAGCGGCAGCAAAGCAATATGTCGAGCTTGGCTGGCTGGTTCCAGTAGCTCCCGCCAAGAAGAAGAAGGCCGCTGAGAAACCACAGACCGACGAGGGCTGACCATGACGTACACCTACGCATCACTAGAAGAACTGGCTGGCCTCGACGGTATGGACGAGCCAGGCATCACTGATGAAATCCTCGAAGCTGCGTTGGTGTACTCCGAAGAGACCATCGACAAATACTGCGGGGCATCGTTCACCGTTAAACCGTTCAAGGTGACCACCCGCCAGTCGGGACAAGATGGTCTCAACCTGGATGAAGTGATGTGGCCTCGGTCAATCACTTTCGCATCCATCGCTGGCGAAGAGGTCGAGGAAGTTGACCGCCAGCATTGGGAACTGTTCGATGAAGGCATTGTCTATGGCCTCGGTGCAGTCCGCAGTGGCTACTCCCGAAGCATCGTGATTGAAGGCACCGCTGGATATTCCGACGTACCGCCACAGCCGATCAAGTGGGCAATGCTTACGCTGGCCCGCCAACACGTTCTGGACCAGGTGAGCCGAATCCCTGACCGTGCTCTGAGCATCGCAAACGAGTTTGGCAACATCTCACTGGCACAGGCTGGTGGGCTGTGGAGACCGACCTCGTTGCCCGACGTGAACGCAGTCTTGAACCGCTACCGCCAACGCCCACCAGGAGCATTCTGATGGCGGGGACAACGATGGTGGCGTTCAAGTCCAAGATGGTCGAGTTGGTATCGGCCATGCCTGAGTTTGATGGCGTGAAGGTGTCATATGCCGACCCTGGCGACAAGGCACTCAAGGAGAATGTCTGGTTCCAGCGAATCACACTCAACGACGTTGAGCCTGTCGCATTACGCACAGGCCGTCGTCGTCGTGATGAGACCTACCAGGCCGAGCTTGTCATCGAGGTCAGTGGCACCCGCCTTACTCCTGAGCGTGCCGAGGCCCGTTCGTTGGAGTTGGGGCTGCACATCGAGGAGTACCTAGCAGACAATCCCAAGCTCGACGGAAGCCTGCCCGATCTGATTACGGCACTGATGCTCACGCAGCGGCTGTCGTGTTCTGAAACTGACCAAGGCCCAACGGCCATTCATGTACTGACAATTGAAGTGAGGGCGAGGCTCCTGTGACTGAATACAACGCACCCAAACCAAAAGCAAAAACAAAAGCACCGAAGCAAAAAGTGGTGGCCGAGAGAGCTACCTACATCGGCCCACTGCCAGAGGTGTCACTTGTGATGCCATCAGGACGGCCACTGAAGTTCAAGCGAGGCGAATGCCTCACCGTCCTGGCGGGCGAGGCACTTGCCTTGGCCCATCATCCCGAGTTCCGCATCGAAGCTGATGTGGCACCAACTACTGGCGACAACGCCGAGGAGACAACATCATGAGCAAGTCAATTCTTGACAATGCAATTCAACTTGGCAAAGAAACCGTCTACGGTGAACCTGCCACAATCACCCGTGCATACGAAGCCAAGTCCGACACTTGGCAGCGTGAGCAAGAAGCTTTGGAGTCCACGGGCTTCCGAGGTGGGGCACACACGCTGCGCTCCGACCGACGCATCCAGATCAACATGGGTGCCACTGGCGACATCGAGATCGACGCACTGACCTCGGGCCTCGGCCTGTTGTTCGACGGCTTCCTCGGCAGCACGACCGAAGCAGTCGTTGCTGACGGCGTAGGCACGTCTGTGTTCGAGTCCACATCGGACGCATCGCAGACCAGCTACACGGTGCAGAAGCTCATCACCAAGAACGACGGCGACCAGCAGGCGTTCACATACCACGGTTCAATGGTCACCGAGTGGAACCTGACGCAAGACGTTGGTGGCCTCCTGGTGCTCAAGTGGTCGTTCGACTCCGAGGACGAGGACAAGACAACAGCACCTGGCATCCCGACGTACCCAGCCGAAGGTGTCCCGTATGACTGGACGCAGAACTGCATCGAGATCGACGGCGAGGACTTCGAGGCCATGTCGTTTAACTTCACTGGCAGCACTGGGCTGAAGACCGACCGACGCTTCCTGCGCTGCAACGAACTGAAGCGCAAGCCACAGCGCACGTCACTGCCCGAGTACACGGGTGAACTGACTGCTGAGTTCCCCAACACTGAGCAGTATGACCGCTTCGTGTCGGGCGCAATATTCTCGATTGTCGCTCAGTGGAACGGCGCAAAGATTGAAGGCTCGACCGCTGGCGTTGACGACACGCACCAGATCAAGCTCACACTTCCTGCTTGTCAGTACGACGGCTCCACGCCGACTGGCGCACTTGAGGACATGACGACGCAGGCACTGCCATTCAAGGTGCTGCACAACGGCGTCGACCCTTCCGTGAAGATTGAGTACCGCTCGGCCGACACGGGCCTCTAATGGCACGCAGTGGAGGCTTCAAGGTCGATGGCCTCAAGGCGCTGCAAAAAGAGATACGCCAGACCGAAGATGTGGAACTGAAAAAGCAGCTACGTCTGGCGAACAAAGAAGCGGCACAGGTGGTGGCTGACCAGGCCAAGGTCGAAGTTCCTCGACGGTCTGGTCGGCTTGCCCGCTCTATCGGAACACAGGCGAGTCAGACCTCGGCATTCGTCAAGGCTGGCACACCCTCCCGTGTTCCGTATGCGGGGCCGATCCACTTTGGCTGGCCGAAGCGCAACATTCGACCACAACCGTTTTTGTATGAGGCGATGGACAAACGCATTGGCGAGGTCCGTAGGGCATACGAAAAGAACCTGGAAAAGATCACCAAGGGTCTTTCCTCTAAGTGATGGGAGCATCAAACATGAGTACCGAATCCAACAACGACGTGTTCACCCTCGACGTGAACGAGCTAACAATTGACGACATCGAGACAATCGAAGAGATCACGGGCAAGCCGATCGACGCACTGTCTGATCCCGACATGCCGAAGGGCAAGATGATGCGTGCCATTGCATTTGTGCAGGCCCGTCGCACCGACCCTGATGCGACTATCGAGAGCGTCGGCAAGCTGAAGATGCAGATGGCGGCTGATGACCCAAAAGATCCCGACGAATCTTGACCCTTGCGGCAATCTGCCGTGAGTACCGACTCAGCATGGAGGACGTGAAGCGTCTGAAGCTGTGGGAGATCAACATGCTGGCCGCTCAGATTGAAGCGGACCATCGCAAGCAGCAAGACGACCAGCGGCAGTCCAGCCCGAGAAGGTGAACCATGGCAACTAAGCCCATCAAAATCAAGATCCTCGGTGATGCAAAGCAGTTCAATCAGACACTGAAGCAGTCCGAAGATGACCTCGGCAGGTTTGGCCGTGGTGTAAAGAACATGAGCGCCAAGGCTGTTGCCGCAGCCAAGATTGCTGGTGTCGCTGCGGTTGCCGCTGGTGCAAAGGGTGTGGCGTCATTCGCTGCGTTCGAGCAGCAGATGAACGAAGTGTTTACGCTGTTGCCTGGCGTATCTGAAAAGGCAATGGGCGAGATGACCAGCCAGGTCAAGGACTTTGCCAAGGAGTTTGGCATCCTGCCCAACGAGGCTGTTCCCGCTCTCTATTCGGCACTGTCCGCTGGTGTCCCGCCCGACAACGTATTCGAGTTTATGGAAGTCGCTGCTATGGCAGCAAAGGGTGGCGTCACGACACTGGAAACAGCAGTGGACGGCATCACCTCAGTCGTCAACGCCTACGGCGATGAAGTCATCACGGCCACCGAAGCATCGGACTACATGTTCACGGCTGTGCGACTCGGCAAGACTACGTTCGAGGAACTATCGAACAGCATCTCGATGGTCACGCCAATTGCGGTTGCTGCTGGCGTTGGGATGGATGAAGTCTCGGCCAGTATTGCGGTACTGACCGCCAGTGGTGTCCCGACAGCGACTGCGGCCACGCAGATCAAGGGTGCCATTGCCGAGCTATCGAGATCAGGCAGCAAGGCCGACACGGTGTTCCGTAAACTGTCGGGCGAGAGCTTCGCACAGTTCATCGAGAACGGCGGCTCGATGGGCGAAGCGTTCCAGATGATGAGCGACCACGCTGATGACACTGGCGGGTCGGTGCTCGATATGTTCGGGCGAGTCGAGGCGGGCGCTGCCGTGCTTGCCATCGCAGCAGGCGACGGCGAGGCATACGCAGACACGCTCGGAGAAATGCAGGGTGCCGCTGGCGCAAC